AGAGGCTTTAGAAAGAGAAAAGGAATATTTTAAAGAAAGTCAAAATGCATTTAAAATAGCATTACAACAAGAATTAAATGATGACAAACAAAATTTAATAGATGGGTTAATAACAGAAGAAGAGTTTAACAATAGAAAATTTGAAGCAGAGCAAGCACATCTTGAAAACATGAAAAATCTTAACATTGCCTATGGTGAAGATGTAACCGCTATAAATAGCCAAATATTGGACAATTATTTAAAAATGATTGGTGACAGGGCTGCCGCTGAGGCAAAGGCTGCTCAACAAAAACTACAAGATGATGCAAAAGAAAAGAAAGAGAGAACGGATAAGATTCAAGAAATGGAGGATATTGGCAATCAATTAATCTTCATTGCTGGTGAAGAAGAAAACTTAAATGCAGTTAAAAAAGCAGGTATAGCAATATCACAAGCAGCAGCATTAGCAAAAAGTTTTGAGGCAATGGCTGAGTATGGTAAAGCAATATCAAGTGCTGCGGCAGAATCTCCATGGTGGATGAAAATTATAAATGTAGTAGGTTTAATATCTGCGATGGCATCTACACTAAGTTTAATTAAATCTATTAAAAGTTCTTTTGGAGATGGAGGCGTGATAGAAGAGTATGCGAATGGAGGTATGGTACATGGCAAGTCACACGCACAGGGTGGTGAGAAGTTTGCAGTAGGTGGTAGAGTAGTAGAACTAGAAGGTGGTGAGGCTGTTATAAATAAAAGAAGTACAGCAATGTTTAGAAATCAATTATCAGCAATGAACGCAGCAGGAGGTGGAGTTAAGTTTGCAGATGGTGGTATGATAAACCAACCTTCATTTAGCCAACAAGAATTTAATGTTCTAGGTCAGAACCAAATGATGGGTGCTATGGGTGGTGCTAGCAAAGTAGTTGTAGTTGAGTCTGACATAACAAGTGCACAAAGAGAGGTTTCTGTTGTTGAATCAGACGCAAAAATATAATGAGTACAGAAGATAAAAGGGTGTATATAATATACTTAACACTATTAATCGCAGTATTAACTTTAGGAATGCTAACAAATGTTTGTTGATAAAAAAACCAAATTAGAAAGATTAAACATATGTAAAAGTTGTAGTTTCTACCGCAACTTTATGTTACTTAAAAGACCAAAAATAGCAAGGGGGGCAAGATGTGCAGATTGCAAGTGTTTCCTAGATGCAAAAACAGCACTAACAAAAGAATTTTTTGGTAAATGCCCACAAGGTAAATGGTAAAAAAAATCATATGAATTTTAAAGAAATCGCTGAAAATTACAGCAAAGACAAAAGAAAAATGATGACAGATGCTGTTATCAAAAACCAAAAACACTTGAGAAATTTCCCAACATATCATGGTGAGTCTCTTAATATTATGTTTGCAGAATGGCACGTTTTATTCCCTGCACATAAGCAAGATTTAAACTGTAGTTCTTGTAGAAAGGCAGTATGTAAGTTTTGGGAAACTATGGTTGATGAGTGGATAGAAATAGAAAGACCACCTAAAAAAACAACTAAAAAAACGAATGGGTCAAAAAAAGCAAAGGCAAAATAAACTTGACGTAGTCAAAGACTTTGTTGAAACTGCTGGAGTTATGTTAGAGAAGAGGTTTGGATTACACCCAACCTGTAAAGACATTGTAAGACATTTTGTAGAGAGAGGTGTAATAGAACCAAAAAGACTGCGTAACTTTATGATTATAGTAGACTTTGACAGGATGCTTGTTACCAACAAGGGCAGTAGAACGCACACTTGGATGGACTTATCTATTAAGTATGACATAAGCGAAAGTCAGGCACAGAATATAGTCTACAAAGAAAGAAAAAAGTCATACCCATCTAATAATATAATAGCATAAAAGTTTTGTAGATAAATAAGGTAAATATATTTTTTTTAAATTATATTTTTGGCACATGACAGAAAAATGGTATAACATTCAGAATAAAGCAGGAAAGACTGCTGACGTATATATCTTTGATGAAATAGGTTCTTATGGGGTAACAGCAAAGCAATTCATAAGCGACATTAAAGATTTAAAGGACTTGCCAATTAATTTACGCATAAACAGTTTAGGTGGAGATGTGTTTGATGGTATGGCAATGTATAATGTAATCAAAAGGAGAGAGGCTAAGACTACAGTTTATATTGAGGGGATTGCGGCTAGTATTGCTACAATTATTGCTCTTGGTGCAGATGAGGTTGTTATGGCTGAAAATTCTTTGTTTATGATTCATAACGCTTGGGGAGGTGCAATGGGTGAAGCAGAAGACATGAGAAAGACTGCTGCTACTCTTGATAAAATCTCAAGTGAATTGACAGACATTTATAGAAAAAAGACAGGGCTATCTTATGATGCTATATCAAACATGATGAGTGATGAAACTTGGTTAAATGCAGAAGAAGCATACGAACTTGGTTTTGTAGACACTATCTCAGATTCTATAAAGGTTGCTGCAAAGTATGATGTTTCTAAATTTAAGAACATCACACAAGAAGAAATACAGAATAAATTAAGTATTAACATAAATAACAAAAAAATGACTAACGAGTTAAAAGAATGGTTTAACAACAAAGTTGATGAGATTGTTAACGCTGTAAAAGGCGATGTAAAAGTTTCAGACGATGTTGCAAAACAAACGGAGATAACTGTTAATCTGGCTGATAATGATGAGATTGTAAACAAAATTTCAGAATTTGAAACTAACAACATTGAGTTATCAAACAAAATTTCTTTATTGGAGGAGGAATTAGCAACTTCTAAAGGTGCTAACGAAACTTTAACTGAAGAGGTTGAAGCGTTAAACGCTAAAATCAACAAAGCAAGTGCTAAGGGGACAGAAATTGAAACTGAAGCAGACCCTGCTGTAGTTGAAAACAAAAAAGAAGATGCTAATGCAGGTTTTTACAATGCAATGGCAGCAAGAATTAGAAATAGATTTAATAATTAAAAAATAAAATAAAAATGGCAAATGTAGCAGCAAAAGATTCAGGTTTCGCAACTTATAGTGGCGCTAACCTAAACGAAATATTTTACGAGCCAGTATTTAGAAGTGACAACATAATGGGTAACTATAGAGTTATCCCTAATGTAAAACATAAAATGAATGTTTACACTTCTGCGGCTTTAACAAAAATAGTACAAGTATATACTACTTGTAGTAGTGGTAATGAGGTGGGTTCATTCAATGTGGATGATAAAGTGATAACAGCAGGTAGATGTAGAGTTGCTTTTTCACAATGTCAGTCTGAGTTTGAAGGAACTTACATTGAAGAAATGTATAGAAATGGTGTAGATGTAATGAATCTCGAGGGAACTCAATTAGCAGATGCGATTGTAAATCGTGCTGTAAAAGGAATTGAGCAAGATGTTGTAAGATTAGCATGGGGTGGTGATACTGGTGCTGGAGCAACTTATAAAGCCTTTGATGGATGGATGAAGTTAATGGGTGCAGATTCAACTGTATTGGCGGCTAGAACTGAGGAGAGTATAGCAGACCCTACAGCACCTGTAGCGGCAGATGCTTTAAAATTAATAAGAGCAATGTATGACAACGCACCAGCAGCATTACAACAAGTGCCTGCGTCAGATAAGAAAATATTTGTAACTCCAAAGACTTACAATGCTTACTTGACAAACCTAGAGGGGACTTCTGCTGATTTAGCAATCACTAACCAACAAGATGGTGTATTAGTTGTTAAGTTTAGAGGTGTTGAATTAGTTCCTATGTATGAGTGGGATACTATCTTAGCAGATACTGACCCAGCATTATTCCTAAGAGGTGGTGTTAATGGTACTGAGGGGGCTTGTTACTGTGCAACAGACAACTTAATTGTAGGTTCTGATGTTACTGACCCACAAGGTTCTTTCAAAGTTTTCTATGATGACTTAGAAGAAAAAATGTTCTTCAGAGGTTACTTCAAGTTAGGAGTACAATTCTTGTACCCTTCACTTGTTCAATGGGGGATTTTCTACTAAACAATAATGTAATAATAGAGGGGGTGTAAAAGCCTCCTCTTAATTACTTTTAATAACTTATAAAATAATAATAAAATGGCAATAGATAAAGGAATTGGTGTAGATTGTACAAACCTACAAAGCACAGGTGGTATAAAGCAAATATGCCTTAGAAGTTTTGCTACTAATGATGCTGTGGCCTATGATAATGACCCTAGTAAACATGATATTACATCAATTACTAGTGGTGGTTCACCAGCAAATTGGTTTGTTTTTGAATTTAAAAATGAAACTGCTGCATTAACTGTAAATGCAACTAAAGAAAATGGTTCGACAGCATTTGAGTGTGGTCTTAGTTTTATGATACCACAAATAAACAATGTTAGGATGGCTGAAATACAAGCAATGCTTGACACTTGTATGATGGCAATAGTTGTGACTACAAATGATGAAAAATTAGTTGTAGGGTTAAGTGAAAAATATGCAAACGAGGATGTGCCTGCGAAAAACCAAACTTTCTTAAATTTAGCAAGTATTGAAGGGGGTACAGGTGCTGCGTATTCAGATGAAAATGGTTTGACAGTTAACTTGATGGCTAGACAATTTGAACTTCCAAGACAATATGCAGCAAGTGGTGCGGGTCTTGCAGTTGATACATCTGCTTTAACAGCAACTACTACATAATAAATAAATATATAATAATAGGTTGGTATTTTATCGTAAAATGTTTTAAACATGACCCTATTAATATATTTTTTTTAAAATGTGTGATTGCTCTAATAATATTGTAGATTTATCACACTTAAAAATTTATACAATTATGGCAAAATATAAAGCGATAAAAAAAGTAACACTATATCATGGGTTAACTGGTGTTATAAGAACAGCATCAGCAACACAAGAAGAGTTAGCATATGCTTATGAGGACTTAGGGGCAACTGATTTAATAGAAAAACTATCAACTACAAAGACTAAAGATGAGCCAAAGAAAGCAACCAAAAAGAAAAAGTCAGGTAAAGAATCTTCAGACTCAAAAGAGTAATACTTTTGAATTTGGAGTTTTTAATTT